TGGATGGCGTGTATACAAGACAAGCCAAAAAACCAAAAGAAGCTAGATGAGAATATTGAAATTTATTCGCCGGAAGAAGACTTCACCCCCGAGGAAAAGATTGAGTATATTTCTGATTTAACTGGTATGTTTCCTTTCGATCTGGTCTTGACACAAGAAATTAGAGATTCTATTGGAAGAAATTGTGTTCCAGCTCTAGGCAACTGGGATAAGGATCTGGGTGTTGCTTGGTTTATACCAAGAGAAGTCATCCCCAAGAAAACCAAAAATGATAAACCATACTGGATTCTTAAGGTGATAGATAACACCTCAACGATGACCACGATTAGGTGCTGGGGGATTAAAGAATATGACCAAATTCATTTGAACCGACCTTATGCAGCCAAGCTGGACCACAACAAAGACTGGGGTTTTAGCACTCGTTCTGTTCGACATACATTTAAATTATTAGGATAAACTATGGGAAGCTTAAAAAGAAAGATAGCACGCAATCGTGCTAAACATGAAAAGAAAGAATTTGAAAAAGTAATGAAAAAACAGCTCATGATGTTCGATAAAATTGCTATCGAATGTGCAATGTGCAAAAAACCTTTTGATAAAAAATCAAAAGAGGACGCATTGACCTGGAGAGTCGTTGTGCGGGAAAAAGAAGAAAAGGTAAGACTTTATTGTCCCGGATGTTGGGACAAAGCAAACAAATTAATTAAGGAGATACAAGATGATATTGGAATACGAGATGAGGCCCGGGACCCGGGCACCGTCGAGGGCTAACCCTAGTGACGCCGGGTTGGACGTCTATTACCACCCAAGAGATCCTAATATTTCTGCCATAAAAATCAAACCCGGCGAAAGCGCGATGCTTCCCACTGGCTTGAGTTTCGGAGTGCCCCATGGATATATGCTACAAGTTTGTAATCGATCTAGTATGGGAGCTAAGAAATCATTAATTGTGGGTGCGCACATTATAGACAGCGGTTATGACGGAGAAGTATTTATTGATTTGCATAATATTGGTCATGAAGAACAGATCGTTTGTAGAGAAGACAAAATTGCACAGCTTGTTTTAGTGCCTGTTGTGCATTTTAGAGCAAAACAAACCACGTATGGTATCTACCGCGAACCAATTACAATTTCCGATAGAGGAGAGGGATCTCTGGGGAGCACAGATGAAGCATTACCGATGGAAACTCTTAATGGCATGCCAGTCGGAGGATTCTAATGAAAATAAATAAGGAAGAATGGCTGAAGGCGTCTTATGAATGGCCCTTCAAAGGTAAAGAAGCTAGTGATACACCTCGCGCTGTTGAACACGCGGCTCACTACAACAAGGGAAATATCGAAACAATAGACGTGATAGAAGATTGGGGTTTGAATTTTCATTGTGGAAATGCCGTTAAATATATTGCTAGGCATATGCATAAAGGAGAAGCTAAACAAGATATTAGAAAAGCCATCTGGTATCTTAAAAGATACTTGGAGAAGTTATAATGAGAGAAACTTATTCTTTTGATGATGTTTTGTTAACACCACAATATAGCACAATTGAAAGTCGCAGTCATGTTGACATAGGAAATAATTTAGATTCGTCTACACGACTAGAACTACCTGTTATATCAAGCCCGATGGACACTGTGACTGAAGCGAACATGGCCACTGTCATGAACCAGTTTGGCGGCTTGGGGGTTATTCATAGATATAACTCGATCGAGGAGCAAGTGAGGCTTGTTCATACACTCAGCACATCGCCTACAACGCCTATCGCTGCAGCAGTCGGTGTAACTGGCGATTATGAAGAAAGAACATGTGCTCTTTACGACGCCGGCGCAAGAGTCATATGCATTGATGTTGCTCACGGCCACCATTCCTTGGTAAAAAATGCTTTATCAGTTATTCGGGAGGTGCTGGGTAATAGTGTACACATAATGGCCGGCAACGTTGCAACTCTAGAGGGCTTCGATGCTCTAGCCTCCTGGGGCGCTGATTCGGTCCGCGTAGGCATTGGCGGCGGTTCGATTTGTTCAACTAGGCTGGTCGCTGGGCATGGAGTACCAACTTTTCAAAGCATTTTAGACTGCGCAAGGACTAGTTATGATGTAAAAATTATTGCCGACGGTGGTATGAAGACAACAGGCGATTTAGTCAAAGCCCTTGCTGCCGGCGCCGACTTCGCTATGGTTGGCTCTATGCTGGCAGGCACCAAAGAAACCCCAGGCGAGGTGTTTTCTGGTAAAGCAGACAAAAAATATAAAGTCTATAGAGGTATGGCATCGGCCAACGCACAGAATGCCTGGAGGGGGAAAGCCTCAACTCCAGAGGGGATCTCCACCACCGTTCCGTTTAGAGGCAGTGTTAAATCTATCCTTCAAGATATTGCTGGTGGTATTCGTAGTGGTCTGTCTTACTCGGGCGCACACAGCTTGGAAGAACTTCGAAATAAAGCATCTTTCATCTTACAGACAAGCGCAGGACAAGTAGAGAGTAACACTCACATACTTTGGAGCAAGAAATGAAAGACCCGACTATTCCTGATGCGGAAAATAGAAAGAAAATTATGTTCTATGATAACGCCGACCGACAAACTAAACTAAGAATCCGGTGTGACTTTGATGGAATTTCACAATCGCAATTTTTTAGAATGATGATAACGGGGTATATTGAAGATGACGGGTTTATAAACTCTTTTTTAAAAAAATATAAAGAAAAATACGGGATCCAAGGGCAACAAAAGAGAGATAAAATTTCTCAGATACAGAAAGAGACACTATCGACTTGTAGAAAATTTGCGCTGGATAACAACGAAATAGAAAATATATTTGATATTTTAGAGAGGGAAGCAGAGTTATGAAAAGATGTTTGAAAACATGCAAGGAATTAGGTGTTTCTTGTCCCATAAAAGAGTGCCGCTACTGGATAGAGTACTCCAGGGACAACAACTGTGTTTTTGAATCCGTATACCAAAACGGGAATATGACGTTGAGGCAAGTAGCTGATCGACTAAATATAAGTTTTGTGAGGGTAAAACAAATACAAGATGATACAATAAAAAAAATAGGTCATTTATTCAATAAAGAGTCTATTTAGAATAGTACCACAAGGTATATCTTGGGAGAAGAAAACATGAAAAAACTTTTAAAAGAATCGGAAATTCGCAAAATGATGAAATTCGCAAACATCGGTGCACTTTCGAATGGCTTCGTCAACAAGTTAAAAGAAGCTAATATTTATGGAGAGGCCGACGACGACGAGCTGGAGGACGACGATGCTCCAGTTGACGATGCTCCAGTTGTTGATGATGCTCCAGTTGATGATGCTCCAATTGACGACATCGCTCCCGACACTGCTGCTGATGTCGAACTCGGTGGCGACACTGATGCTGCTCTTAAAGGCGTAGAAACCGTCATAAAAGCTGTCAAGATGGGCCTAGAGGAAATGGGGATGACTGATGTTGCTGACAGAATTGATGTCGACATGGGTGACGCTGGTGAGGAAGAACCTGAGATGGATATGGATATGGGCCTGGAACCAGAAGCTGAAGAGGACGCTGGCCTTGAGCCCGCACCAGAACTTCCTGGGCCCGCCGGCGATCTCGGTGCGCCAGAAGAAGAACTTGAAGCTGAGGGAATTGAATTGGAAGAGGATGACAATTTCGTTAATGAAGTAGTTCGACGCGTCGCGCGCCGGCTTTTAAAACGAAAAACAAAAAGATAAATTCAAATAAGCAAGACTAATTTTGTAAGGCAGGCCAGTTAAACGGCCTGCTTTTTTTTTAAAAAAAGGAAAAATGATGAGTAAACTTAGTGAAGATAAGAAAAACAAAGAGGCCTCTGAAGACCTCCTATCAATGATGTCCATGGCCATGGACAAGCCCGAAATGCGAATAATGGCAATTTACGGAGACATTAACGAAGAGAGATGTGCCGAAGCAGTATATGGCCTGCTATCGTTAGATTCAACGTCTAGAAGCTACGTCACGGAGAACAAAGGAGAAAAAAATGAGCAGGTAATCGAAGTGACAGAACCAATTGAGTTCTACATCTCCTCTTACGGAGGCCAA